ACTGCAACGGTGACAACCGTCAACGCGGCACCCGCCGCTAGAGCGATGGTTTTAACTTTATCAAGACCGGCTGACAGTTTGCGTGAGGCGCCGTCATTACCGCTATCACTTTTAAGTGTTAGTAATGTGACCAGCTCGTCAACTATCGCCATTTTTATTTTGCTCCGTCTCTAGCCAGTCGTTAAATTCTAATAATTCGAGCATGTGCATAAATTGCAACATATCAACCGTGTTATCACACAAGTCTACATAACTACAGTACCCCGCCTTAATAACTCGACTCACTAAATAGTCGTTTCTCCACTCTTCTGGGATTGTGATCCCGCGCCCGCCGATAGCAACGATTGGAAGTTCTCGACGTTTTCGAGCAAAAAATCTTTGCTATTCTCCCAGATCGCCCACATCCCCACCTGCATCATGTCGGCCGGGTGCTGTGTAAAATGGGAATTAAAGACAGAGGTGTCACTCAATGACTTACCGTCTGCGATTTTAATAGTGGTTTTAAACACTAACCGCAATAAGTCAGTGACCGCATCTGAGTCAAGGTTACCGATTACAGCCATTATTTTAGTGTTATCTAAACTAGTTAGATCGACACTGCCCAGACTGCCAACGACAGCCTTAACCACCTTTGGTGCAAAATCAAGGGCTAGCATAGGTGGCATGGGCAACAACGCATACTCACGTCCGTTAATTTCCTTTTTGCGATAGGGATTATCCAATTAGCCCACCAGTCTCAATCAAAGCATAGTTAGACGCGGTGAGTGTAAAAGTTCGTGCTTGCATTGTCGGCCCACCCGTCTGAAAAGATGTGTCACTCACTGCGCAATTAAATAATGTCAGTGTATCATCGACACCAGTAGTCACAAGTGCCTGGCTTAAGATCGGCACCCCAACATGCGCAAGTTGCGACAACTCAAAAAGAAATTGAAGTGATGGACTTGTCGGCTTAAATTTAAGTGTGAGAATAGCAGGACGTGGCGAACCGAAACTGAGAGCATTACGATCTAACCCGCGAGTGACGACAATGTTATCACCCTGTGGCTCGAACAATATGACATCCTCACCCTCATAAAAATCCCGCATTACAATGCCATTAATAATAACACTGTGTGAATTTTGATCATAAAACTGTGATCGTGGCATTATCTAACCCCTTTAAGGTAGTGCTTGGACGTTAAACGCGACGCTATGAATAGCGCCCGCAAATCGAATAGTCATCACAAATGGTGGGCCTTGTCGTGCGGCGCGCTCCGATGCAGTGACCAAACGTAAAGGCGTGAATGCAATGTCATATGCAGGTAAGACCCGTTCACCCGTCTGTAACTCAGGGGCGTTAACCATGCGCGGCGCTAATGCACCGTTAAACTCGTAACGTTCACCGATTAATGACGCTGCGGCTTGTAATAAAGCAGCGCCTGATGCAGTAAAAGGAACCTTACCCTCACGTAAAAATACATTAAACAACGCTACTTGCAATTCCTCACTAAAATTATCAATAATCAATCGCTCATCGATAAACCATGTATCCGCCGCCATCACCCCCTCACGAATCGTACGTGCAACTGTACCAATGCGAGTGAGTGTATTATATCTTTTACTAGTTAGGACTGCTAACTCAGACTCGTTAACCCCGACAGGTGTCGCGCCCACTAAGTTTTTAAACTTGAGGGTGATTGTACTATCGGCCGCCGCATAGTTAACACTGAGCATAAGTGCTAATGCCATCACATCCGGATATTCGTCCGGTGCATCACTGTACCAATTCACGGTGCGCTCATGACCGTTAAAGTTAGTCAACGCTCCGATGTCGGTGGTACTGGCAGCATTCATCGCATTGACCGAATTACTCAATGCGATGAATATATTATTGTGAGCTTGGGCGTCGCTCGCTACTAAAAATTGGTCATCAGTATCTCGAAAACTACGTTCTAGTGCATAGCCATAAATAAACCGACCGGACTGTAATGCCGCTTCGCGCACGATTGCCATCTCATTTACAATACCCGTCGGCAGGTATCCCATCGTTGATATTGCATCACCTGATTCGATGCTCAACAGCCCCGAAACTCCGACATCAGTACCAGAGGCAGGTGGGATAGGACTGTTAATAACTACAGATAGATCACCAATTGTACCACTTGTAATGCGTACGATATTGTTATTAATAACCACGGTCGCACCCGCAGCACCGGAAAGTACCAGTGCCGTTTGAATACGCGAAGCCACGGCGTCGAGTGAGGTGTCGGTACTAAAATCTAAATTAGTTAGTGCATGAGATATACTGTCAACCTCAATAGTTAACGAGCCGTCGGTGATCGCCTGAAACACAGTGAGATCACCGACAGTATTACCGGTTAAAAACCCAGGCTGGGCAGTCTCAAAAATCTGAGCAATGGCAAGAGTCAGAGCTCGCACGGGTTGTGCAAAAAAGTCACGAGCCATGGCTACCGCTTCACTACTGGCATCAAAAATATCGGTGACCGACACAAAGCTATTAAAAAATCGAATCCGGTTGGCACCGTGATCTAACGGGCCGGTACGAACAATCGCAACAGCAACACTCAGATCAGTAGTCAGCTCAGTTTGTGGCCGACTAACATTAATCATCACATCGATATCGCGTGGTAGTGCACGATCGTTGCCACTAATTATTGCCATTATTTATCATCCTCAATATTATAATCAACGCTGTCAAAACAATCAGCAGCAAACGTCTCACTAAGTGTAGCATACCCGCTAATCGAAAACTCAGCGCGTGGTCTTAGTCGACCTAAATATTCTCCGGTCAAATCCAAAACATTAGTTACTTGTGCGCGCCCCATATTAGCCCACAAATCTAATAGTCGATTATCTGACTCCACACTTGCCTTGAGTCGTGACGCATCAGCCATTGCCGCTCCATCCCAGATTGACAGTTTAACCGTCAATACTGATAGATTGCGTAAAGTTTGAGCGCCTGAAATCTCGTCATAAGTCGAAACATCATAAGGCATTGCTGATATGTCGCTAAATAAAATAGTAGCATAAGGTGAGTTAGGAGGTCTGACATTTTGATTCTCGAATTGCACGGCGCGATCGGGCAATACATTGATCACCCAATCAAACACATCATCTTGTATGTCGCTAAATGCTGTCACAACCGCTCGACATATACTGTCGCCAAATATTTATTATAACCCCCGTATAGTCCCCAATCCTTTTGAGCAATCACTCGCCACACTCGACCATACGCATTAATAAAAGTTTGTAATTGTGGAGTCTCATTTAGATAATTGAGCACTTGACGCGTGCGAATAACAAGACCTGAGTCGGCCTCAACACCCTGTGGTAAAAACTTTAATTGTTTGTCGCTCATTGGCTGCACCGAACCGATCAATGTAAAATTAGTATCAAGCGTCTTAAACTCTCGACCGTCAACAAGCTCCACACGCTCATCAAACGCGGGGAATGACACAGTAAATAGATCAATGGCGACGGCGACAGGTAACGGCAACATGACTATTTATCGCGCACAATGTGCATTGCTGAGCCTGCTAGTAAACCTGTGTCAACCAGCGGATTGTCGCTACCCTTTGCTGTGATAGTTGATATTGCATTCGCTGGCTCACGTAGATCGACGATGGTTTGTTTAATCGCAGTGGCTCCGACGAGACCCATTGTTTCGAGTACAGACGTCAAGCTTGTGGCGCCTGCATTAACAGCTTTTACCCCCGCTTTGGCGATAGGCTTAGATCTCTCGACAGCCAAAGCACCACCTGGCCCCATAAAATCCCGACGGGGAATGACTTCAGTGCCGAAATTATTGTCTACGGCTACGTCTAACAGCGGTTTACCGTCAGGATATGATAACCCCGCGCTTTCCGTACCGACCGGAAAGCCAACCGCGACAGTCTTATTAGATTTATAACGATCTAATAACTTACTAATATAGTTAGGGTTGCGTTGCTTGACTGTTGCGACCATGACCGTTACCAATTAATGTTCCGCCCTGCACACAAGTTTCACGCAGGGCTAAAAATTCTTGACCGTAAACTGTCCGTGCTAGTGATATTTCCTCTTTTGTACCGTTGGTCAAATATTCAGGTGTGGTAAAAGATGTTGACACCCCGTCCACATTACCCGACGATACTACACCAGCACCACCAGCAACACCACCCACTCCACCAGTGCTGGCGCGCTGGGCAGCTAGTCCAACTTGATGTGCGGATAAATAGATCACAGCGTCATTAAAGCAGACACCCCAGGCGTCAGGGATTAGTTGCAGAGTCGAGCGGTCTAACCAAAATTGTACCGAGTCATCGCTGACGACTGACTCGGTGAACTCAGGTAATAACTCTCGAAACTCTGCAATAGTCGGCATCATTTACTTAGACTTTCCACGCTTTGGTTCAACCATAGTTGTCGGTGCAGTTTCCACACTCTTCACCTCGTGCTTAATTTTATCAGTGTTAGAGGCATCGGGTTGCAAAGATTCTGGTCTAACTGCATCGGTATTATCCGAGCGTGTTGGCTCAGAAGGAGTTAAGGCACTTTCAGAAATGGTAATACGACCAACCATTAAATGACCACGTAACGCTGCATTACCTTTTTGCATTTTTTCCCAGACATCTTTGTCAACCGACCCAACACCGCCAGGCGATAGTGTCAGTCGAGCCTTAGCATCGGAGGCCTTAGGCTTGCCACGACCATCACTTACTATAGGTAGATGCATGGTTAGCGGCGACAACATGTGATTTTTAATTGTGATTTTCATATTTAAATTCCGTCCGTATAGCTCATTGATGCTGGATAAGGCATATGATAAGAGCCAATCTTATACTCAGCATAGATATTAACATCGTATCCATGCTCTTGAGGCTCTAACAACTGAAACGGTAAAGGCCAAGGCACCATAATATTGTCAGAGTCTTTATACTCCGCAACAACTAAACGCGCTGTACTACCGCTGCCAGCCTCATCGAGATACCGGATAGGTTTAATATCCAACGGTTGACCAGTGCGAGCTGTGTACACATTTGCCATTTTGATATACTCAAGAATGGATTTACCCGCCGCATCATTAATAGTCTGTGAGCTGATAAATGCAAATTGATCGCCGGGGATAAAAACCGTATCAGGTAAATGCACAAAACGACTATTAACCCACGCGGTGGAAATTGCACTGTTAATATCAAATTGAATTTCATCCGGCGTCTTATTAACCCAAAGCGATGAAGCGCCGCCACCAATTGCCGCAGTGCCAACAGGCACTCCAGGATAATTTAACCATCCGTCGAAACCTACATTTTCGTCACCGTAAAACATCAAACCTTCAACGTGACGCTCACAAGCCATGCGCATATGTTTAGGTAGGTCGGTTAGTAAACTCTCATTGTAGCCAAATTGCACTTGCCGCGCATCTTCACGATCAAAAATTGCGGCAACACCGGCAACTTCGATTGGGATTCGATTCTTGCCGATTGTACGACCGACGGTTGGGATTGACTGATCGTGATTCGCGCGAAACGAACCTTGCCCGCGCCAATCACGAACACGGTACGAGCGCTCAGTTGCACCCGGATTGACAGCAGTATCAACTGACGCCTCGGGGATGACTTCGCGCCACTGCAATTCGCCATATTTGACATCTTTAAATGCTTCGCTGATGTCTTCAAAAGCACCGTAAACTAACTCTAATGCGCTAGTGCGGTCACCGGGTGAACCAAAATTAAAAGGCATGATTTAGTATCCTATTTCAATTATTGCAATAGAGTTCGCGGCGCTGGTGTCGTACCAACGCGCTGACGTAATCTGAATGGTATCCACCCCAGCTGCGGCATTAGTAAATGCCCCAATTGGGAAACCGTGACCAGTTGTGTCATCTATATACATATGCACCGAGTTACCCGCACTCACTGCGATAGTGGCTGTCACAAATATTCGACCCTGGCGCAACACTGGGGCCATCTTGTTGGGTGACCAGATCGGGTTGCCGTCAATGTCATTTTCTTGTGCGCTGTCACGTACTAAGATGCCAACAAAGTCATTGATGTTCTCGCCAGCCGAGGGGGCGATAATTGGGAAGGGGGCTGGCCGATCACCGTATTCACCCACCGGAATAGTGATTGACGTGCCCCGCATAACACCTAGGCCCACCATCAAATTGGTAGTCCCACCCACGGGATAGCCATCAACTAATGACGGGTCACCCTGCGTTGCAATTTGACCTGGGAAACCTCGGCTCGGATGATCTGTGTAATCAGTCTGCACACTGCCTTGGATTGTGCCGCGAAAACCGCTCATTATTTACCTCCGGTTTTGTAGTTGTTGTAAGCTGCATAACCTAACGAGTCTTTGTTAGCCACTTTAGATTTGTCACGATTAAAAACCTCGGCACCCGCAACCTTACGTTTAGTTGATGGGGCCAACTCGCGAATAGTATTAAATACACCTTTAACAAATGATTCATCTTTTGCAAAATCATCGCTCAAAGGCTCTTTGCG